ACCCCTCAAAATATAGAGGTGATGTGAGAGAAATAGTGTATCGTTCATCATGGGAATTGAAGATGATGAAGTATTGTGATACCACTAAATCTATTGTTGAATGGGGTAGTGAAGAATTGGTTATACCATATGTATCGCCGTGGGATGGTCGTTATCATAGATATTTTCCAGACTTTTATGTAAAAGTTCGTGATAAGAATAGTAATATAAAGAAATACATCATTGAAGTTAAACCTAAACATCAATGCACACCACCAGAAAAAAGTCCTAAACGCAGAACAGGTGCTTGGTTCAATAAAGTTAGAACATGGGGTATCAATAAAGCAAAGTGGGATTCTGCAAAAGAGTTTTGTTTAGACCACAATATGGAATTTAAGATACTAACCGAAGACCATTTAAATCCTCGTTAAGCAGTCGCTTGAGAATTGATTGTCCTGTATATTGGATTATTGTCAATGATAGATGTAGAGTTAGAAGTTACATTTTTTGAACTAGTGGTTTTACTATTATTGACATTTGTTTGTATTATCTGACTTCCTTTTTGTCCACCAAATAATGCCATAGCTTTACTAACTGCGTTAGCTTGTATCTCTTGGGCAGTTAGTTGTTTTTCTGCTGGGGTTGGGGATTCCACGCCAGTTTCAGCACCTACTTTACCACCTCCACTAACAGTATCGTCAACATCACCAGCACTAGGTGAGGTGCCTTGTGGTTCGTCAGTAATTGGTTTTAGTCCGAACATTTTTCCTATACGAGAATTTGCGAAATAATTGTATAAACTTTTAAAAGCACCAACTATTTTGTCAAATAAACCACTAAGGAACTCTCCTAATTTTTTAAATATACCTAATTTTTTACCAATGTATATGAATATACCTACAATAGCAGCAATTGCTAATCCAATTGGATTTGCTATTAACGCTGCTCCTAATATTTTAAATGGCATAATTAACATCATAGTCATTCTTCCTAAGAATGTCATCATCGCTGTCATACCTTTTGTTATTAAACCTGCTGTGCTTTTTAGTGATACTTTTGATAATGCTCCATAAGCACCTCTTATTCCATTACCCATACTTGATAAACTTCCTGATATCATACGACCAGCACCTTTAAATTTATCTTTTATAAATTTATCTATCGTGCCTTTTTTATATAAACCTAAATGTGCTTCTTGTTTTATTCTATCACCAATTTTTCCAATACCACTAGTTAATCCTTTAAAACTATCTTTCAACTTACCAAATATTTTACCAAATTTAGTCTGTTTAACAGTATCATCTGCCTGTTTACCAATATTATCAATTAGTCCTGCTAAAGCAAACAAAGAACTTTTGATTAAATTAAACATCATTTTTGGTTTTAATACTGCAAGAACACCCAAAATAGTAAGAAAGTTTTCTCTTATAACAGTAAATAATTTTCCAAATGTGAACTCACCTTCAAACAATCCCATAATATCTGTTACTAACTTTTTTAATCTTAAAATTATATTAACAACTACCTTTTGCACAAAAGATGATTGTAAGAATTTAGCAAGAGCAAAAAACGCACCAGCAGTTAGAAGTGCTTTTATCACACTAGGTGTTTCTCCAACAAAATCTTTTGACCTTTGTATTAAACCTTTTATTCCAGAACCTATTTTATTTAATCCATCTACAAGTCGTAGGTTTTGTGCATTTCTTTCTTGTTTTTCTTCTTCATCAGCAGAGGCATTACCTTCATTCAACTCATTTGCTGTTTCTTGAGCTTCTACATTTTGTTCGTTACTATCAGTTAATCTTTCTAATAGTTCTGTATTTTTTTGAGAGTGAGAAGTAGCTTGGTTTAAACGATATCCATCTCGTTTTGCCTCCTCAGCATTATTTCTTTTAAGTTCCTCTACTACTGTACCAAAATCTGCTTCCATTATTTTTTACCTGAACCTACATATAGTCCAAACCAAGCGGCACCTGCCCCTACAATTACCGATACAAAAGCAGATTGTGCATTTGTTGGGTCAGGTAGTGTCATAAACCACTCTGTTGTTCTGTAAAATGCAAATCCATAGAGTGTGATTAACATTCTAGGAAATACACGCCATCTATCAAAACTAGAGGCAGAACTGTTGTACCAACTCTCCTCTTTAGTTTCTACTTGTTTTACTTCTTCAGCCATTGTTCATCTTCCTATTTTCTTTTTCTATTCTTTTGTTTTCTTCTTTAATCCATTTTTGTAGTAATCCTACATATATTTCTCTTTCCCACGGCAACATATTCTCTATCTCTGTCAATGAGTATTTATGGTGTTGCATCATTGCAAAGTTAGTTTCATAGTAACTTTTTAGGCTCTCGTGAGAGAGCCCTATTCTAAAAAACTGTTCAAACCCTCTAACAAAACTTCACTCTTTACATTTGTTTTAGGATTTGTAACCTCTACTACATGTCTTAATTTTGGCATAGTTTCAAAGAACTGAATAATTTTTTCAAATTGTGTAGTGTTCAATGATTCTATAAATTCATTTAATTCTTTATCAGATATGTCTACTCTATTGTAGATATCTTCACCAAAGTGAATTTCAGTAATACACTTTTCTAGTGTTTTAAAAATTAACTCAGTTTCTTTTCCATCTACAAACATTTTAGTATGTTTTAAAAGTGGATAAGAAAATATCATTTTAACATCATCTGTTACTTGTAACACATTTGTATGGTCATCTGTCATATTAACTTCTATTTCAGATAAATCAAGTGTAACAGGTGCCATAGTTTTATTATCATCTGGACATTTAAGATTTATATCTACTTTATCTCCTACAGATTTTCCTCTTACCCTTAAAAATATATACTCTGCATCAAATATAGGACAAGTGTCTGGATTAACAGCACCAAAAGTGCAATCTCTAATCAAAGCAGACATAGTGTTTATCATGTCATCTTGATTTTTAGATTCCTCTGCCATCATCAATTGTTTTTGTTCCTTTACTAAAAAAGGTCTATACTTTACTTCTTCACCTGTTGATGGTAAAGTCAATGTATAGGTTGGTGTTTCAAGTTTAGGTAAAGCCATAATTTTTCACTCCAATTGTTATAATCTACTTAATACTTTAGGTATTCTATTTAATAATTTTCTCTCTACTTGGTCTGCAAGAACTCCTTGCAATCTATCTAATAATGGTTTAGGTAAATCTGCCTCATCTGTTAAGTTTTTCCAATATCTATAACCAAATACTACATCCACTTCTTGAGCAGTTTCTGCCTGAGCACCAGATAGTGCTTGGTCGCCGATGTTTTTTGGAAAACACTCAATTAATTCACAACCATATCTTCTGTTATTTCTTTGGTCTAATTGATATATTTGTATTGTTCCTGTATAGTCATCATAATAGTTCATTGCAAAAGTTTGAGGATTAAATGCAAGTCTTTGCCAAGTTTCAAAAAACTTTTTTTCTCTCATATCATTATGACAATAAAACTTTGCAGAAATATCACCATAAGTAAATCCATCTGCAATCTCTCTGGTTGGGCCATAAATATTTGTGTCCTCTGTTACTGTAATGTTTCTGCCTGGAAATGATATAGAATGACATTGATAAGATACATCTCTGACATCTCCCCCACCTACTTGACCTAATAATACTTGTGAAAATAAATTAGTAGAAGCAGCAGGCCCACCTGTTCCTCTAGTTCCTGATGGTGGTAAAAATATTACTTCGTATTTGGAAGGTAACGCCATTCCATCATCATCATGAAATGATGCCAACAGTTCATTTAAAACTGATGAAGTTCCTGCCTCTATAAATCTTCCAAAATCCATTAAACCATTCCTCTTGATTTTCCAAACACATAAGTGTCAGATTGTTTCTTAAATCTTTGTACAGGTAGTAAAGTTGCAATCATAAATTCATCTGCCTCTACTTTTCTAAACTTTGATTTAACATACCCTGCTAAGTATCTTTTTAAACAAGGTTTAATTAAATCTACATTTTTTAATGCTCTATAATTTGCTTGAATTGTTGTAGTTTCATCAAACTGTTTATTATTAGCAAAATCTGTTAATCTATCCAACAATCTAATTCTCATAGGCACAGATAAATAATGTAAATTAATCCCTAAAAATCCATTACTATATGTTTCAATGGGTAATACTAAAGGAAATGTGTCATAATATGGTAATTTATCCTTTAGTTTAGGACTGTATACAAACATATTTAGTAGACCAAAAGTAGGAACTGATGTTCTTTTTCCATCACGAATCAAATCAGAAGATGTTGGTGTGCCGAATTCTTTAATTTTATTACGAAACCACGCAACAGACTGAGGTTTATTCCCTGCTGCTTTTAGTACACTCTGGATATATTTACTTCTTGCCATAGCGTTATTTATAAGGATTGTAGGAAAAAAATGCCCCTTTTTACAGGGGCATTTATTAGAGGATTACTCAGCGAGTTTTTCAAAATATGCTAATGTATCATCTTCCTCAACTACAGGTGTTTCCACTTTTGTAGTTGTAGGTTTTGTGTCAACT